TCAAAATCAATCCATTCTTTTCTGTAGTTAACAAAACGCATTTGGTCTTGCATACCACCTGTTACATTGGCAATAATTGGTTTACCGGCTAACATAGCTTCAGTCAAGCTTAATCCCCATCCTTCATTTGATGACAATAAAATTTGAGCATCACTCATATTATACAGCCAGTTCATTTGTTCAGGGGCAAATTTACCTTGGGTAAAGAATACGTTATTAGGATAATCTTCAAATAATAACTCAATTACTACTGGTAGATCGGTTCCGTGTTCACTAACTTGTTCTGTATGAAGCAACAAGGCACATTTTTCAGCTTGTTCCTTAGGTAACTTATCTAAGAAATATTTGAATGCCAGTAATGTATCTGGAATTTGTTTACGACGGATGTTTCGTGAGTTGAAAAATAAGGTAAATTCAAATTCCTTATTTCCAAAAATGTTTTTCTTAAATTCGAAAAATTCCTTTGGAAATTCAGTCATTGGATTAAATAACTTAGTATTCAAACCGTGAGGCACATAGCGTAATACCTTATTTTTAGCTTTATCGCCTAATACCAGTTTATTAATGTTTACTGTTTGCTTACTAATACCCATCAACAAATCACATGCCTCGTAGAATGCTTTATTATATAACGGAGCAGGATAATCATCCCAAATATTGAGGTAAGCAATAGGAATGTCTTTTCTAATTTCATTCTCCATAGCAAACAACCACTCAAAATATCTTGGATCGGTAATAAGCAGGATAGCATCAGGATTTTCCATTTGGATAATCTGACGCAATAAATCAGGATTTCCATAACCATCAGTAGGGTATAAGAATACAGATGAATCTTCAATTCCAGCTACACGATTAGTGTCAGCACATAAATCAAATCTTTTACCTTTATCTGGGTGGGTAATGGAACCTGCTAGTTGAACCCAATTAAAATGGTGAGCCGTATGAATTACAATCTCACGAGCAACTGTTGCTACGCCAGAATGAACTCGAATGTCATCACATAGTAAGAGGATTTTCTTCCTATTTTCTTTAGGAAGGTGTTCAAAACTACTTTTCATTAAATTTACTATTATTCGTTGATATCTAAATCTGTATGGCTATGGACTTTCTTGCGAAAATCTTCATCAGTAAGATACATATGAATAGTGCGGTCAGCAAGCTTTTGTAGAGAAAACTTATATTTTACACAAGCAATCTTGAAGTTATCAAACAACTCAGCTTGAACTTTAACCGAAGTTAATGTCATGTCTTTTTTACTCATAATCTTTATTTATTTATTGTTTTGATATACATATATTAATATTCTAGAGAATAACCATAATATGAAATTTTATTTTCAACTGCTCCTCTAAGTTTAACTGGAATATCTTCTAGGGTTAGGTTATCATTTACTTTGGGGCGAGTGTTAATGTTTCTAGGAACAACATGCTCATTAATTTTACCTTCACCTAAGTGATAAAATGGTTCATATCCTAGGAATTTTAGATAATCATATAATTTTTTCTGGTCGTTTTCTACTCTAAACCAAAAATCAATATTGTTGGTTTCCCAGAGGTAATTATCCCAAAATAGATAACGTTCAGTAGCTAGAGCAATAGGGTCAGTATTGTTAAAAGTATGTCCTGTCCATTGTGATACTAATTTTAACGATTCCTGATTTTTAGCATGTTCAGTAACTAATGAAGTAATAACTGATAGAGGGTGTCTTACATTAAGGAAGATCCATTTAAAATAATACTGGTCTCGTTTCATTTTATCTGTCCAGAAATTCCATCCCTGAGGGGATCCAAAGCACCAAGAGGCAGTGCCGCTAGCATTTACCTTTTCATGGCCTACATCAAATCCAAATGTTTTAAATAATTTAGAACTATAGGTAGTTCCTCCTCGAGGATGACCTACAACAAGAAAATCTTTATACTCCAACATGGCACAATTTTTTATCATTTTTAAATGGACAAAACCCACAATTAAATTTAGATGGGTTAGGAGTAAACATATCCTCCTTGAATTTGCCTTCTGAGTTAAATACGTCTTCTATAAATTCATTCATTGCTTTTTCAGCTCGGCTCATTTTAATTTTACCAGATGCTGGTTTGAATGTTTGAATACGAGGAATCACATATTCTTCACTTTCATACAGCTTACGCTTGACAATGAAAAATTCAATATCAATATTCTCTACTGGGAATTTAAATTGCTCAGCAAAGAATTTTTTATATAAAATTAATTGGAATTGTTTATCTTCATTTTTCTTTTCTTTATCGCCCCAACCCCGAGTAGATGTTTTAATGTCGATAATTTTGATGGTGTTTGTTGGTTCGTGATATAACACAACGTCCAAATAACCGCGGTATAACACGTTTTTATACGCGTTATTAGGCGATATAAGCAACGGCAATTCACATTTCACCAAATGCCATCCACGTTTAGAGAAATACCCGTTACGTTTCTTTTTAAAATAATTTAGTATTTCGATCCCATCCTGGAAGAATTCATTCATTTCAGTTGGATCGGAAAAATGAACATTTTTATTAGATTTGTAATCTTTTAAATATGTTTCTCTAAAACGCTCCTCAAAATATTCTTCTAAATTGATTCTATCAGCTTCGGCTCCACTTTTTTCATACATTACATCCAAATAGTTTTGTAGTGTTTCGTGAATAGCAGTTCCGAAAGTCATATGAATAGATGACTCACTTTTATAATGACCATCTCTGTATTGGAGTGCCCATTTGTGAGGGCAACTCCTATACATTGATAGTTGAGAGTAGGAAATAGCCTTTTCATAAGCGTAATTTACTTCACGCTCTGATGCTTTAAGGATTTCCTTAATTAATTTGGGTTGTTTTTTCTTAGCCAAAACCTTATTTTTTCCACTTACCTCTCATTACCAACATAGCAATAATACCATAGTTAGCAATGTCAAGGAAGCTATCAATCATAGGTTCGTTTTCAACGTAATTTCTACCCTTACGTTTTAACAAATTTTTAAGACGATTGATTTTATCATTAATACGAAGCCAAATACCTGTAAGAGACATATCAACATCTTCTTGATTATCAAGAGTTGAACCTAGAGAAATATTTGAAAGCCCATAATCCATCATTTTACGAGCAAACAACACATATTGTTCATCTTGGGTTTCTTTCCAAGCTTGAGCTAATGTGGGATATGTTTTCTCAAAATCACTAACGGCTTTTTCTTCACCAGTGTGAGCATTATACTTTTCTAAGTGTTCTTCATGCGCCTTTACTTCTACAGTTCCGGTGTCGCTCATAATCCAATGTGACATAACTAATTAATTTATTTTTAGAGTTGTTCTGTAATTACTTCTGGGAGTTGAGGGAAGTAAGTATCGAGTAGATCTAGTTGATTTTGGTATTTACCAATTTCTTCAAGTTCAAGTTCTACAGCTTCAACAATGTTTGGGTGTTCACCTACACCTACTGAGGCGTTAAGGTAAACTTCAATGTTGGCTACGTGTTTGGCAATGTGTCCTTCAGCGTGACGACGAACTGCGTCTAATATAATACTTCTCATATGTTTGCTTTTTTAATTAATTTTTCTGTTTCTTCTTCATCTACACCCATTTTCCAAAGAATACCTCGTACACCATACTCTTGTAAGATATCAATATAATGCTCTGCTTCGCCTAATCCACATTCAAAGTAGTCAGCAATGTATTCAGCTAATTCTTGATATTTTTTCTTGTTTTGGTTTTTTATATACTTAAGGAAGAGTTTCTTTTTCGGCAACATGGTCTTGTAAATGGTATAGATTTTTTCTTTTTCGGTTAATGGAAGTTTCTGTGCTATATTGGCTATTTCTACATAACCTATATACATCGATACATATCTATGAGTCATGTAAGGATTAAATGAAGCTTGTTGGTCTTCCGAAAAAGATGACCATTCTTTTTTATCTAATGTTATCTGATTTAACCAATCAAATAGAGTCATTATGCGTAATCTTCTCTAAGTTCTTTAGGTAAAGTATCCAAACAAATCTCGCCAGTGGCAGAATCATAAAATACAGGAATAGGAATAAGAGCATCCTCATGTGTGCCGGTTACAAATTTAGAAACCTTACGAAGAATAACTCCTTGGCTCCATACTTTACCTCCGTTTGAAGGTTCTACTGCTGTCGTTTTAGACAGATCAATGTTAATGTTAAGATTCTGATCTTTCATTTTATATCCATTTATTGCGTTTAAAATATATCCACATTCCTACAATTGTTCCTACTGTTAAAACAGCAAAAATCCAGAAACCATGGTCTTCGGTTATTAAAGGTACGTCATCAAAATTCATTCCCCAAACTCCAGTATAAAAAGATAGTGGAAGGAAAATTGTAGACCATACTGTTAATAGGTTTAATCTACGATTCATTAAATCGTTATGTTGTTTTTCAAGCATTGCCTCTAAAATTAAATGTAGTTCTAAAAGATCTCTCATTTCATTTTGAAGTAATGTTTTCTTTACTCTGTAGAATTCTTTAATATCTATGTTTTTACCAGCAAAGATATCTTCTTCGAATTGTTCAATTTTTTGTTTTAATCCTTCTTCCATAAGTCAAGTGTCCATAAAAGTGATTCAATAAAATAAAGCAATCCAGTTACAGCCATACCATAATGAGTCCATGTACCGCTATGCCCCGTAGTAAAATCTTGGTAGATAGAAGGTATAGCTGAACCCATAATAGCTAAGCTAAAGACTAATTTAGTGTATTTGTTGTCTAAGAATTTTCTCATTTGTATTCCTGTCTTAATTTACATACTGGGTTCCAGTAAATTCTATTATCTGGGTGCCAGTAATAATCTCCATCAGTGCGTTGTTGTTCGATTGAATCAATATGAGGGATATCTATAGGGTAAGTTTCAATGTGCATAAATTCGTTTAGGATTCTAAATGACTCTATAGCAACATGAAGTTTATGTTCATCACCTCTAGGATTATTAAAGAAGGTATATGTGCCATCAGGTTTAAGTAAATCCTTTATAGCATAATCAAATTCCTCCTGGGATTCATTCCACGTATCAAAGTAAATACCATCAAATTTAGGTAGGTGATGAAGCACATCTTGCCAAGGTTTAAAAATAACCTTAACGTGAGGTTTTTTCAACCAACCATCTTCAATGATTTTCCTTTGAACATCAGGATGGCCTTCAATAATCCAATGAGTTCTAGGTCTATGTGATTCAATATAGGTATCAATAATACCCATACCAAAACCAACATTAAGAACATCACCACCATTTCTACAAATAGTAGCTGCTCCCACCTGCATAATTTTATCTTCCCAATCCATCATTACAGCGTGGCCGTTTTGATCTAGTAACTTACCATCGTCTGTATAGGTAAGTCTTTGGTTTAAATAGTCTTGGTTCATTTCAATTCGATTAATCTAGCAATGAGCGCCATTGCATTAATTTCTTTATCAATACGGAAATTAGACTGATAGCTATACTCGTTGATGTAAATAGCAACCATTCCCTCATTTCCATTTGCGTATACAGAAGCATTATCATAGAGATAACGATAAAGCTCCTCAAAATCCTGAACATTTGCATCTGCAATAATTTGTCTAATTCCTCTCCAATCTGATTTTGGTTTGGATAATTCTTTTAGAACTTGTGTCATATAATTAGATGACACCAATATTGATTTATCAATTACCAACATACCATCTCGGGTTGATAACTGAATTGTATTCAAACATTTACGTAGATCGGGGTAAAATTGGTTTACAATTATTTTTAGATCTTCACGTTCAAATACAATATTCTCCTTTTCCATAATATGAGCAATATGCATTGCTACATCTACTTTAGATGGAGGTATAATCTTTAGGACTTGACAACGTGATTGTAGAGGATCAATAATACGCTCTACAAAGTTACAAGTCATTATAAAGCGAGTGCTTCGCGAATACGTTTCAATAACATTACGGAGCGAAGCTTGCGCTTGGATAGTAAGAAAATCAGCTTCATCCAAAATGACCACCTTAAGTGGGCTAAAGCTAGCTGCTGAAGCAAATGACGATACTTTATCTCTAATCGTATCAATGCCTCGCTCATCAGAGGCATTAATATAAAGATACTCACAATCAATATTTTTAACAATGAGTTTAGCAAGAGTTGTTTTACCGGTTCCAGCTGGTCCATAGAATATAAGGTTTTGAATATCATTTTGTTCTATATATTGAGCTATAGTCTTTTTGATATTTTCATTACCAACATATTCATCTAGAGTAGATGAACGATATTTCTCAACAAATAAAGTATGTTCTTTAGATCTCATAGTCTCCGTAAATGGAATATTTTTTAGGTTCTGGTTCTTTGATTTCTATTTCGTCTGTAAAGATACCATAAAGTTTGCTATTTACCAAATCTAAACGAAAGGCAATAGGTTTATTATCTGCTGTTTGGAAAAAGGCTTCTAAAGCATCAGTAAGTGATTTTTGGATCTCTTTGACTCCCTTTACTTGCCAACGATCCCCAGGAGGTACTCGTTTAGCAATTTCAACTAAATTTTCTACAACTTCGGTTTTCATAACTTAATTTGTTTGGTCAAGAACGGCAGTAGATCAACATAAGAAATATTCAACATAACTCCATCTAATTTACGTAGCCCAAAATAAATGTTGTGTTTCGGGCCTACGGCATTTGGCACAAACCAAATTTTTTCAATTACATAACTATTATTATCGTATGTAATATTTTTTCCTATGAGATCTACTGCGTCTTGCATACCAACGTTTTTTTAGAACATACCACCCATTCCCATCATTGGATTTGAGTTATCCTCTTTATTTTTAGGATCATCTACTACTACACATTCAGTCAATAGGATAGTACCTGCTACTGAAGCTGCGTTCTCGAGTGCTGTACGAGTTACCTTAGCTGGATCGATAATACCTGCTTCTTTCATGTTGGTAAATTGTTTAGTTTTAAGATTATAACCCATCCAATACTTTGGACCTTCTTGATTTACCAATTCCATAGAAAGCATTTTAGCTTCTACTTCATCATAACCTGCATTTGTGAGGATTTGGGTGAATGGTTTAGTACATGCTTCATAAACAATTTGTTGGCCAATTTTATATGAATCACTACATTTAGTACAATCCCAAGTAACACGCTTACGACCATACAATAATGCAGCACCACCACCAGGTACAATACCTTCTTCGATAGCTGCTTTAGTTGCATGTAGTGCGTCATCTACTCGGTCTTTTTTCTCTTTCATTTCGGTTTCAGTAAATCCACCTACGTGAATAATTGCTACTCCACCGACGAATTTCGCGAGTCTTTCTTGGAGTTTTTCTTGTTCGAAAGCGGATGTTGCTTTTTCAATCTGTCCTTGGATTTCCTGAATGCGTGTCTGTATTGCATCATTTCCTCCTCGTCCGTCAACGATCGTTGTTTCATCTTTTGTTATAGTTACTAAACGAGCTTCACCAAACCAGTCCCAGCTAAATTTGTCAAGTTTCATACCTTTTTCAGTACTAAAAACTTCACCACCGGTTAGGATAGCCATATCTTCTAAAATTAATTTACGGCGATCACCAAAATCAGGAGCTTTAACAGCAGCCACTTTAATGGTACCTCGCATTTTGTTAACGATAAGAGTAGCTAGGGCCTCACTATCGACATCTTCAGCAACAATCAAAAGTGATTTATTTTGTGCTGATACTGCTTCCAAAATAGGAAGCAATTCTTTAACTTGAGTAATCTTCTTATCTGCCATCAAAATAAGAGTATCCTCAAGAGTACAAGACATTGTGTTATTATCAGTTACAAAGTAATGTGACTTATAACCACGGTCAAACTGCATACCTTCTACTGTTTCGAGGTATGTTTCACCCGTTTTAGATTCTTCAATCGTTACTACACCTTCACGACCTACTTTACCCATTGCAGTAGCAATCAACTTACCTACTTCTGAATCATTGTTAGCTGAAATAGTAGCTACTTGTTCAAGTTGTTCCTCTGAAGAAATATCTTCACGTACTGAGAGTAGTTCGGCTTTTACTTGTTTTACAGCGTGATCAATACCACGTTTGATCTCAACAGCATTA